GCGCTCCTGTCCACCATGTTTGTGATCGTGCTGCTTATCTGGAATATCCAACTGTCCGCGAAAACCGTCATAGGCCCAGCGTCACCGTTCCGCAACCCGCTCCCGTCGAAGTCCGTCACCGGCGGAACACGCACGGGTGGAGGCGTGCCGATCTCCACCATCGACGAGGAGTGTGCGGAGAAGGCGTGCCGCTTTTTCCCGAAAGTCCTGCGGCACTCTAAAGGCGAATGGGCTGGGCGACCTTTTGATCTCGAGCCTTGGCAGTGCTTCATTATCTGGAATATCTTTGGCTGGAAACGTGAAGATGGCACACGTAGATTTCGTAAGGCAGTCATTCTTGTGGCTCGCAAAAACGGGAAGACGCAACTCGGTGCAGGCATCGCGCACAAGGCAGCGGTCGCTGATCAAGAAGCGGTTTCTGAAGTCTATTGCGCGGCAACAAAGAAAGAGCAGGCAATGGTCTTGTTTGATGAAGCAGAGCGTATGGTAGGCAAGGCACCGGCCCTTGCAAAACATGCGCAGTGTCGGCATCATCGAATCTTGTTCCCGTCAACCGGCAGTAAGATCGTGCCTCTTGGTTCGGATAAACCTTTTGACGGTCTGAACCCTTCTTGCATACTGCTCGATGAACTTCATGCGTGGCGCGATCATCACAAGCCGTTCTTTGATACCATGGTCACAGCGTCTGCGGCTCGCCGTCAACCTCTCACCATCATCATCACCACCGAAGGTGACACCAACTCTAAGCTTTGGATGAATGAGCAGAACTATTGCTGTGGCGTGCTATCTGAGTCTCACCACGACGAAACGATCTTTGCCATACTTTACTCGATCGACGAAAAGGATGATTGGTCTGATCCTAGTGTTTGGATTAAAGCCAACCCAAACCTTGGCGTCAGTGTGAAGCTCGATTACCTAAAAGAGTTCTGTAACTCGGCAAAGCATAACAGCGAAAAACGTAACCAGTTCCTTCGATACCATTGCAACCGCGTTGTCTCTGCCACGGAATGGGGCATTGACCTAGGACTGTGGAAGTCGGTTGGACAACCACTGAGCGACTGGCGAGATGCTGATTGCGTTACAGTTGGCTTTGACCTCGGTGGCTGGGATGACTTAGCAGGCCTTGCGTATTGTGCTCGGTTCGAGGACGGTGTTGAGCATGACGAGCATGGTCATGAAAAGACGAGCTACCGATATGAGTTCATGACGCAGGCTTACATTTACGCACAGTCAAAGCGTGATGTATCAAAACTACCGTGGCTTGATTGGTGCCACATTGGCCTGTGCAAACGGGAAGAGTTTGTGATTGGTGCGATCAAGCGGCAGATCCTGGCTGATCACGAAAGTTATGGATTTGAGGCTGTTGCCTACGATCAATTCAATGCACAACAACTCGGCGAAGAACTTGTTGCGGCTGGAATCAAGGCTTTAAGTTTTAGGCAGAACTTTCTCATGTACAATGAGCCGCTGCATAATTTCCTTACCTTACTAGAACGCGGGAAAATCCGGCACGACGGAAATGATCTGCTATCATGGTGCGCTGGCAACCTTGCCATTAAACGTGACAGTGCTGATCGCTGGATGCCGTGCAAGAAATCATCCAAAGACAAGATCGATCCGCTGGTTTCATGTTTAATGGCTTTTCGGCTTGCGATGCTTTCCCCTCCAAAACCAAAGGGCAACCTTTTCGTCTACTAGGAGTTTTCGATGGCGACACTGGCTCGGCCTGTACAGTGGCTGATTGATTTTTTTACTGGTGGTCTCAATGAAGGAGATCGCCGGGTAACAGCTGACTCTGCGCTGAGTTACGCTCCAATCTGGTACGCAGTTAACAAGATCTGCAACAATATTGGCCAACTGCCACTTAACTTCTATCGAAAGACAGAGGACGGTAAGGAACGGGCAATTGATGACGATCGCCATATGCTGCTGCATCTGAAGCCAAATTCATTTCAAACGGCGACGGTATTTAAGTCTCAGATCATGAGCCATGCGCTACTGTGGGGCAATGGTCGGGCTTACATTAACCGCAGCGGACGCAGGATTGTTGAGCTTATTCCGATCTTGCCAGACAGGACAATTACGGTCTTGATCGAAGGCGAGAAGTATCATTTGACTAAACCAGCCACTCACGATCGCTTGACGCTATTCGAGGATATGAGCCAAGAATCAGGCATGCGTGATATCGTTATCTTGCGAGACTCGGAGGTCGTGCATATTCCAGGGTTTGGATATGATGGCATCGAAGGGTTGTCTCTGCTTCAAATTGCTGCTCGCAGCTGGAACGCTGGTATTGCCGGTGATAAGCGATACAACACACAGGCCTCCAAGGGATTTTCTGCCAAGTTCATGATCGAAGCACCTCCAGGTATGTTTCGTAATGAACAGGATGCCAAAAACTTCCTGAACAACATAAACGAGTACCATGCTGGACCTGAAAACGCAGATAAAGTCGGTATGCTGCGTGAAGGCATGAAGCTCCAAACCATGGCGATGAGTAACCAAGACGCTCAGTTCTTGGAAAATCGACGCTACCAGCGGCAAGAGGCTGCCTTGTGGTTTATGCTCGAAACGATCCTGGGCGACGGATCAGCCGAAAGCTACAAGTCTTTTGAGCAAAAGAACATGGCTTATTTGACCAACTGCTTAATGACCTGGATCGTTAAGTGGGAACAGGAACTGAATGTCAAACTGCTATCGTCGCGTGAAATGCGAAACGACACCCATTTCTTCAAGTTCAATACTGCCGCGTTTATGCGTGCCGATTTTGCTACAACTATGCAATCTCTACGCAGTGGTGTGGAAGCTTTGATACTCAATCCTAACGAGGCTCGCGATATTTTGGATTACAACAACCGAGATGGTGGCGACGAGTTTGTGAATCCGAACACCTCCACTCAAATGGCAACGGTTGAAGACAGTCCAGATGAGGAAGAGGACGACATGGACGACTCTGACTCCGATGGCGAAGCTATGGCAAAGTACGAAGCCATCAACTTTAAGCCGCCAAAGGGTGTACGTGACGAAGCTCGCCAAGGCCTAGAGTGGAGGCGTCAATTCAATCGCGGCGGAACCTCGGTTGGTGTTGCTCGAGCGCGGGGACTTTCCAATGGTACAGCAGTTTCGGCTGATGTCGCAAAACGCATGAAGAGCTACTTTGCACGCCATGAAGTGGATAAGAAGGCATCTGGGTTCTCTCCTGGCGAGCCTGGATACCCATCGGCTGGTCGAATTGCCTGGGCACTTTGGGGTGGCGATGCAGGGCAAGCTTGGAGCAATAAGCTAGTACGCCAAATGGACGCAGAAGACGCCCAGAATCAAACTGACTCAACCGGTATTTCAACTGAGAGGATCGCGATTCGGTCTCACCTAGAGCATCTCGTTGGCGTTGAGAAGAAACGTCTCATGGCGTTTGCCGAGAAACCTGGGAGTTTTATCAACAAAGCAGATGCGTTTTACGGCAAATTCCAAGCGACACTTTCGGCCGCCATTGAAAAGTTCGGTGTCGATCGAGACTTCAGTAGTCAGTGGTGTGACGCAAGCAAGAAGATCGTGCTTCAGGTTAGTGAGTGCCAACCAGATCAGTTGGTTTCAAAGCTTGAAGAAGAGTTAGTAACATGGGAATCTAGAATTGACATTTTAACCGATAAGGTGCTCGACGATGCTTAGTCTTACTGGTAGCGAGATCCTGCTTTATGGAATCATCGGCCCAAGCGAACTCGGTTACATCAGTGCAATGGATGTCATCGAGACTTTGGCCGCGGTTGAAAACAAAAACATTGCCATCAGAATCAACTCTGCTGGTGGATCTGTGGATCAAGGGATAGCCATTTACAACTCGATCAAGCGCCGCCGAGGTAAAACTACGATCTTTATAGACTCGGTGGCAGCGTCAATTGCTTCCGTGGTTGCTATGGCTGGTGACGAGATCATCATGGCAAAAGGCTCAAAGCTGATGGTTCACAAACCGTGGACTATGGTGCAAGGCAATGCCGAAGATCTTCGCCAAATGGCAGACCTTCTCGATAAGTACAGTGAAGGACTTTACGACATCTATGGCGACCGGACTGGATTGCCGCGCGAACGACTAGAGGAGATGCTGAGTAAAGAAACTTGGCTGACTGACAAAGAAGCTGTTGAGCTTAAGTTTGCTGACTCCATCGAAGGCGTTGTGACTGAATCACCAAGCGTACCAAAAGGCATGTTTGCTGAGGTGCCACAAGATGTTCAGCAGGTCGAAATGAAGTCTACCAAAAGGATTGATCAACTTCGGCTAGCTATGAAAATCCAAGAGCTACGCCGACCTAGATCGGTCTAATTTGACAAAATAAGAAAACGTGATAGAGTAATTGTTCGTTCGCGACATTGCAGCTAGTTAGTGGCATGTGGCAATCAGACGTTTTGTTTGGTTTGCAGGTGCCACTTTTTTCGTGCGCTCCTGCTGGTTCATTCTTTCGTAGGAGACACAGCAGTGTCGTTATCAGAAAAAATCCGCAATCAGATCGCGGAAAAGACTGCCCAGATGCAAGCAATGCAAGAGCTTGCCCTCAATGAAGACCGCGACATGACGGTCGAAGAAAAGACTCAGGCTGACGAGTTGCTCGCTCAGACCGAAGGACTCGGCAAAGACCTCGAGCGATCGATGAAGATCGAGGCTAAAGCCAAGGAGATCTTGAACACTCGCCCTATCGGTGGAGTGGCGACTGGTGGTGTGAAGGATCTAGTACCAGCCACTGTTAAGCGACATGGCAAATTGAAGGCTTTTAAGAGCGACTTAGAGGCTTATGCCGCAGGTCAGTTTTTGCGTGCAACCATCGGCAAGAACGATGTTGCAGCAGCATGGTGCAAAGAACACGGCATCATGAACGTGCATTCGACCACGACCAACAGTGCCGGTGGCTATCTCGTTCCTGAAGGATTCGAGAACGCGATCATCAATCTTCGCGAAGAGTATGGCGTTTTCCGCCAGAACGCTCGCGTATATCCGATGACCGAACCAATCGTCTATGTACCTCGTCGTCAAAGCGGCTTCACAGCCTACTATGTCGGCGAAAACTCCGCTGGCACCGAATCAGATGCCTCTTTCAGCCAAGTGAAGCTCGACGCCAAGAAGTTGATGATCTATACTCGTCTGAGCCAAGAACTCAGCGATGACGCGATCATTCAGCTTGCCGACTTCGTTGCCCAGGAAATGGCTTACGCCTTCGCCGTGCAGGAAGACCAAGCAGGATTCTTGGGCGATGCCTCGAGCACCTATGGCGGTATTCTCGGTTTGCGAAGTGCATTGCTTGCAGGCAGCACCGTTACTGCGACTGCTGGCGACGACACCTTCGAAGAGCTTGAATACGCGTTCTTCCAAAACGCCGTGGGCAAGTTGCCACGATTCCCAGGCATCCAGCCTAAGTGGTATGTCCACAATGCACTTTACTGGAACGGCATGGTTCGCTTGGCAAACGCAGCTGGCGGAAACAACATCGCGAGCGTGCAAGCAGGACCAACTGGTTTGTCCTTCATGGGCTATCCAGTTGTGCTCGTCAACGCGCTACCAAGTGCCTTGACGACCTTGGCGAGCACCGTTGTTGGATTCTTCGGTGACTTGGCAATGACTGCAACGATGGGCAGCAAAGCCGGAATCTCGATCGTCACCGATAGCAGCCGCTACTTCGAGTACGACCAGATTGCAGTTCGCTGCACACAACGCTACGACATCGTGGTGCATGAAGTCGGAACCGCATCTGCTGCTGGACCGATGATCGCCTTGAAGATGGGCACTGCCTGATCTTAGTGGCTAAGTAAAAAACATCCATTTTCATAAGCGAGGGTTTATAAAACCATGATTCAGTCCCAATTAGTAAACCGTGCAATCCTAATTGCACCGAAGTCTTGTGCTTCGAATACGACCACCACCGCAAGTTTGGATTTGGCTGGTGCAGATTATGCAACCATCGAAATCGCATT